CGCTGCCAGCAGTTAAGACCTCAACCTTGTTAATCATCATAATATTCGCCGTCGTAAGGTCGACGGAGGTTTGCCCGTCCAGCGTTAAATCTTCGCTGAAGGCTGCAAAATCAGTAGTAATGCCCGTGACCCTAATTGTTTGCGCTCCCGTACCGGCTGGAGATCCGTCGTCATTTGCATCGGTACTGGCGCAATAGGGCGAACTCATGGCCGTTCGTAACACTGTATAAGCCGCCGACTCCGGCCAAATAGCTTCAGCAGTTGTCGTTATAGCGCCATTATACCCATCAATTCGGACAAACTGGACGCCTGGAATATCCCCATACGCCGCCTTTTCCCACAGCGTTGGGCTTCCCGTTACTTCCGCTAAAGCAAACACCGGGATAAGCAGCGCAGCTAAAAGACTAGTTAAAAGTTTCATTTCTTTTCTTCCTCTTGCGTTTTCTTAGTGAACGGAAGCAGGCGCGCCGGGCAGTCGTATTGAATGACATCAAACCGCCCGTTCATTCGCGCAATTTCAAGCCGTAGCTCTATCTCTCGATTTTTGAACATTGCACTCGAGGCCACGAACATAAAACCGGCCCCGAGCACAAAACCGCCTAACAGTACAAGGATTCCCTGAGCGAACCTGTCCATGTGCGTTGTTCCTTATGGGCCAGCTGGGGTTGGAACAGTCCCGTGAGTGCATACCCAAGCGCCCGCTGAAGCTGAACGACACTCTGCCATTCTAAAAGTGGCAAGCGGTATGTAAGCACCAGCAGCAGAGGCGTTAATGGTGTTAGTGCCACCAGCCTTAATCCGCACAGCATTGGGCCCAGAATTAAATATCTGAACATATTTCCCTGCTACCCCAGGCGTTGGAAGTAGCGCCGCCGTATCAGCCGCAGCGGTTGGAATTACGTTATAACCAATTTTAAAATCATTTTTTCCAGCAACGGGCGTTGCTGCCATAGTGGGAACATAGGCCGCTAAGCGCGGGGCTGTGTCAGTGGCAAACGTTGCATCAGCTGCAAACGGGGCCACATAAAAGCCACTTGCATTGAGCTGGGCAACCGGAGTAGTTGCAACGGATAAAACGATTGCATCGCCGCTATCGGCGTTCAAATACGTCTCGTCTGACCCATCAACTTTAAGAATCGAAATATCAGCGCTATCAGCTGCATTCCGGCCCTTTAAGAAGGTGTTGTTATCTAGGACTGCGCCGCCGGGCAAAATACCAGACAGGTAGTTTGCAATCTCAGGCTTCATGCCAAGCCCCACCAAGTCATCTTCGACCGACTGGGCAAAGACATACCCGGCGTTAAGCGCTATTAGCAGCCCAGCTAAAAGCTTAAGTAAAGTTTTCATACTCTCTTCTCTCCATGCGTTTCGTAGTATTTAGCCAAAGCCGCAGCGTGCACCTCTGCCCGCTTTGGCTCAACTTCATTAAACCATGCATCATATTCAGCCTTGAAATTGGTGCGGGTAGTGTCGTCCACAAAGCTGTGAACAACCCTTTCCGGCACCACCTCCCCGGTTTCCTTTTTAATAGTCGCATCGCTTTCCCAGCGAAACATTTCCTTGTAGGCAAAGTTTCCCTTGGCAAGTTTTATAGCTTCTATCCAAAAGGTGATCATGCCGCTTGCGCCTCCACTTCTTTGCGCGGCCTGCCCCGCCGTCTTGGCTCGCTAACACCGTTGTCTGTTTGCATTAAAGATGCCATCTGAGCCTGTAGGGCTTTCAATTCAGCCTTTAGCTTCTCATTCTCTGACTCGATAGAGCCAAAGCGCTGGGCATTCTTGTCTGCCTCTTCCCGTAGCGCCCTCGAGGCTAGAAACTGTCTAGCCCTATCATGCGCCTCTTGAAATTCCACCGGGTATCTAGACTCAAACTTAGACCGGGGGCACTCAGCAAATTGCTCAACAGAGAAGATGCCCTGCGCGTGAAGCGTTGCAACGTGGCTGTCTGACAGCACGCCCCAAGTTGCAAGCTTGGTTCCTGGTGCTTTCTTTCCAGCCTTCCATGCTAGATAACTCTCTCGGTATTTGCCGCCCACGCACTCGCCGTCTTGGTCAAACTTTAGAAGCTCATGAGGTAAAAAATTTACCCGTTCGGGAATCACGTTTTGTCTGTCTCGAATCGTGTAAATCAATTCAATGGTATCAAACACCTCATAGCCAGCCTGTTCGCTTTTGAACGGATTATATTGCTGGTGAGTGTCGAAATAGTACGCCACGCCCTTGTTATGGCCGCTCATTACGGACACACCATCATCTAGGCGATCTTCCCCGTACTGCTTTTCTTTCAAGCTTCTCACTGCCACGTCTGGCAGCGGAAATTTATCTATTAATTCGTTTAACATATTTACCCCACCCGTTTTAGAAATTGGGGGGCTTTGAGGCCCCCCTTTGTTTTACTTACTTAGTCAGCCGCCTCGGCAACGCCAGCGGTTAGAATGCCCGCTGCCCAAATAGTGACTCTTGTTCCAGTTTTTCCGGCATCAATGGTCTTAACACCATCAATCTGGAAGGAACTCGAATCAGTGCCCGGTATCCCAGCGTTGGCCGTGGTGTACAACACATCACCAGCCGCATAGTTATTTTCAATAATCGCCTCAAACGTACCAAAGCCAGTAAAGAACCAGCCGTAGTAGTTATCGGTGTATGCAATGTGCGGAATACCCAGGAGCTTCCAGTTGGTTCCCGGTGTGCCGCACCGCGTGGTGGTGGTATGAGTGAAATCATACGTTCCATCCGTGGTCATATCGCACCAGTAACCGGCTGTAAGCGCGCCATTGGCTCGACCGTAGATCCAGCGCCGCCCCTGCTCGTCAAATGTGACCGAACCGAGCGGAAACAGTGGCGTGGCCGACTGGGTAGAAGGATCAAATCCTTTTAGTTGATAACTCATTTTTCATCCCTCCTTATTAATCGTAGCCAACCCAGCAATGCTTGGCCAAGCCGCCAATGGTCATGGCAGCCATCACAAACATCAACCGACTAATCGCCGCCTGGTCTTCCGACTGTATCGGTTCCAGCATGTCAAACTCGGCCTTCTCGTGGAAAACCAAGTTAACACCGCCCGGCTTTACGTTTAGAAGGTAAGAGCGGGTTGGAGTATGTGCAGTTAAGCCCGAATAGTTAATTCCGTTTCCGAGATAGAGCGGAATGCCACGATAGACAATGCTATCAAAGCCCGCTTCACCCTTGCCGGATTTGTTAACTATCTGCTGAATTGCCTGAACGGCTTGAGTCATATACTCGAAGTGAGTCTGCCCCAGGATTCCAACCTGTTGCATGACCTTTCCGTTCTTCATTGATCCGTTAATGCCCTTATCTAGGAATCGCTTAACGTTTCCAGCATCAACGGCACCATCGGACCAGTCGGTTGAGGTATAGAAAGTTGAATTTCTAAACCATGCGGCATTAGCACTTGAGCGATCGATCCCGCCGACCGTGCCGGTCGTACTGGTGGTGGCAACCAAAGCAGCCAAACCAACCAGCTGAAGCCCACCAGAGCCCGATCCATCTGACAACATGCCAGCATGGAAAAGGTTCATAAGTGAATCCTCGAGGACTTCAAACTTGCCCCCGATGAGGTCGATATACTTGGTATCAGACCCCCCAGAGTTCTTATACTGCTCAGCCAGGGGAAACGTTACCGCACCCAGTCCGTAACACCATTGGAACTCAGCCGCATCCAAGACCTTGCTATCAGCCAAGGAAACTGCACCAGCTTCCCCAACCCATGCGACCGTACTGTTTTGAGCTGACTTAGCCTCTTCAACAATGCTGCGGCCTCCGTCAACTTTCCTCTTGCCTCCGTGCTCGTCAATCGCCTGGTAAACAGGGTGATTGTCACGGACGGCATCCTTAAGCTTTCTAGACCTAGCTCGCCCCGTTGTGGTTATGAGCTGGCCAAGACCTACATCTGCCATATTTTTTTAACTTCCCCTCTGTTGCAAAAAGTAGCGCACTGTATCCCTTGCGCTTCCCTGGATTGCTTCGGGGGGAATTTCTGTCGGGCCTGTTGTTTGGACTGGGGCTGACCTTCCGCGCACCGAAATTGCACCAGTTGGCGCTGTTCTACCTTGTGCGGGAAGTCTGGCAGGCTGTTGTTGATTACCGGAGTTGCCCTCAATGGTGTAGTAAGCTCGCTTCAATGCTTCGGCGTAGCTTATACCGGGCACGTTTCCGGCAATCGCCTCGACCAGCGGTTTCACGCTATCGAGAAAATCCGCATCGTGGAGCTTCGGAAATAGATAGCGCCCGTATGCGTCTTTCTCTTCTCTGACCGCTGAAAGTTCTTCAACGATCGATGAAACTCTAGCCCCTTGCTGTTGAGCTTGGAGCTGCTGTTGAAATGATTGTACACCTTGAAGTTGCTGCTGCAAAGCTAGAAACTGTGGGTGCCTAGATATGTCAGGAAGCTGTGAGCCTTGGGCGCTGCCCTGTCCCTGTTTTTGAAGGCTGGAAATATCCACACCAATTTCCTGGCCGAGTTGTAGCCATGCATCGTAGGCCGTGTTTGGATCAGTGAGCCTTTCTTGTGCCGCTGCCAGGGCCGCAATCGCCGCTGGAACGGTAAAGCCTCTTTGCCCCCACTTGGTTACATAGGGCTGGACCGCCTCCATAACCGAACGGGCTTCATTGGCAGCTTTGGCGTATTGTTGCTGCGCCCTAGTGAAAGCCGCCTCATGGTTTTCTACCATGCGCGCAATCGCCCGTTTTTGCGGCATTTTAAGCCGCGCAAACTCTTCTTTTTCGGCTGCTGAAAACCTAGCCGGTGGCGGTATATCTTCTTTAGGTGGCCGTCCAGGGCCGCGCTTAATAGGTTCCGGCGCTTCGGCCTCTTCCTCTACCTCTTCTTCTTCGGGACCGTCACCCCCTTGAGCCTCCTCTTTGGACTTTTCCTCGTTAATGATACGCCTAACGGTGTCCCTAGCTGACTCTTCAACTGGTTCCTCTTCGCTGGCTTGCGGCTCATTAGATTCTGTCTCTTCCCCCTCTGTTACCTCGCCCAGTTCGTCTTCTGGCGCTTCTTGTACGCCTCCAATTGTCTCTGTTCCCGCTGACATACTTCCTTTTCCCATTCTGTGAGCGGTGCCTGTCCATACCTCAGATCATTTACTGCTTTTCGAACGTCATTACGGATATCTTCGGGGTCCGGCTTATAAAACCCAGGGTCAAAGACCCCCCGGCCCTTTAGGTGGCTTCCTCCGGTTATTTCGTAACCGTGAGCCTTTAGGTGCTCTTTGTATTTGAACATTGAATAGAACTTTTCCCCGGTTAGTGGTGATTCTACGCCGTCAAGGATCTCGTCGCGAAAGAACGCCGGAGCTGCGGCCTCCTTGGCCTCGCCGTCGTCCCAAACCTTAACCACCTGCCCCAATTCTTTGTCGTACTTAAATATCGAACGTGTCATAACTCACCCATTAAAAGCTCTAAGAGCATAATATCGTCCTCGTCCCTCGCCTCTTGTGCCGCCTTACGGCTCTTAAATATGCTAGAAGCAAATCCAGCCCAGTCAACCGGCCTTGCGAATATCTGTTTATTTTCTTTGACAACCCTATAAACCTTTTTCTTTTTAGGTTTCCTCGGCTCTATCCAGCCGTGGAGAAACGGCGGATATTGCGGTTTAAGAAAGAATAGTAAAGACACATTCCCTAGCCTTCATTCCCCTCGTTTCCGATCGCGTCGATCTCGGCCTGAAGCTCTGCTATTCTGGCTTGCCTATCCGAGATTCGACGCGCACGAAATAGGTTTGTCAGGGCCTCCACAATTTGCGGCCTACTAACTATCTGCTCTGCTACTAGCTCCCGAAAAGCCTCATTGGTCCTTAAAAGCATCTCACATTTTTGTTGATCCATTATGCCTCCCCTCCACCTGTTGGTGTTGGTGGCTCAACCGTAGCTGCTAAACAGTCACAAAGCACTTGTGCGTTTACGTCTTCGACGATTGAGCGATTATGCACAATAGCCGTTACGAGTACGAATGTTGCCGCCATCACTGTTACAATAAAAACTAAAATATCCTTCATGTTAGTTAAAGTGCAGTATCGCTAAAAATAAAACGTTAGTGCCCGCGCTCATTGGTTGAGGAGTCATAACCAAGAGCAACAACGCCGCCGATATGAAATAAACTTATAGCCATATTAAGGTGTCATAGTCGATTTTGTTACCCATGAGCCCGATTCTCGTCGCTCAAAAACTAAGTTATTGCCGGAGCGCACTATGCGCCACGAATCATTGGTGGAGGGATCGCCGAAATAGACAGCGCCAGTTGAAGATAATTCCACGTCTCCGCTAACATCTAGCTTTGATGTGGGAGCTGCTACGCCAATACCAATTTTATCGAGTCCGGCATCTAGAAAAAACAGGTTAGCATCGGTGTTGCCCTCGATTCTAAAGTTAGTGTCATAGGAAGAGTCGTTAAACGAAATCTCCGTAGTTGCTGCGGCTATATCAAAAAGCCAGTTGGTGCCGTCGTATTGAATGAATACGTCCCTGCCCGCCCCTTGAGTAAGCTGTGAGGTATCGCTATTCATCTCCGTCGTCCCGGTCATGGTAATGTTGGTAACGGCTCCCAACGCACCTTTGGACTCGGTTACCGTACCCCATGCCGCCGTGCCGGATACGCCAGTATTTCGTAAAATCTGGCCGGTGGAGCCACCCGTAGGTACGTGTTTATTTCCTGCCGTCGTTGCATGTGAGATAGCAGCAGCGCCGCCAACAACTTGCCTTGTCGCGGAAAGGGTAATCGGCGAATTAGCAGTTAGATTGCCGGTTGTGATTGGTGTTGGCGTGGGTTGCAAAACGCCTGAGACTAAGGTTTTATTTGAATCCCATGCTGCACACGTTGAGGCGGTTACAGCAGTATACCCTGCTGCTGCCTTAAGCCCATACCCAACTTCAACTTCGCCATAAGGGCCAGCGTTAACTACCAGTTCATTGCCCGATGAGCCCATGTGCACAGCGGTTGACTGATTCGCAAACGCAAGCCACATACCATAGGCTTCATCTGCGGTTGGGAGCGAAATCCCGGTGCCGTCATCGATACCACCCAAGCCCGAAATGTGAAGCCATGTATTGGCGGAATTAAGTATTTTAGACCCAATACCGGAGAAATACGCGAGCGTGCCGCCTGCGGTATCGTCGTCAACCTCGATAGTTTTAGTGCGTATCTCATGGCTTCCCGCGTCCCAATCGGCACTTAGTGCTCTTGAGCCATCGGCTAAGACAGCGTTGGGGTCAACTTCAGTTGCAATATAGTCAGTGGCGGGCGTAGCGATAGAAACCAACTCGTTCGAATCAATCTTTAAAAGACCGGGACCAGTTAAGCCCTTAAGAGATAAGTTTTCATTTAGCTCGGTGTCGCCATGCACATAAAGGTTATAGTCCCCCGTTAGAACAGAGCCGGTTGACCCTGTAGGCCCAATAGCAACGGGAGCACCGTCAACAACGCCGTTAGCTAAACCACCATAGATGTGCAGGGGAGCTGCTTCAATAGGACTAAACTCATCGTCAAAAGCATCTTTTCCCTTAAGCACAAAAGGAGTTGACTGACGCCCTACGTTCATTAAACCACCATCAGCCACGGCATTAAAAGATGTGCCAGCGGTAACGCTAACGGAGGTGCCCGTAAGGGCTAGGGCGGTAGAGGAAAAGTCTCCGATCGTAAAGTCCGCAACCGCAACGGGTGCTATAACCAGTGCCCCGCTACCAGCGGGATCAACCAAAACATAACCGCCAAGGACGCCCGCAGAGCTTCTAAACTCAGCGCAATAGCCTGTCACCGCATTAGCCTGTAAAATTGATCCACCCGCTAATTCGGAAACACCTTCAACAAAAAGGTCGTTAGGATTGGTTGCCGTAGCAGGCGTGGCCGTAGGCGTTGGCATCTGCACCAGTACCGGCTCATTAGCACCGCCCCGCATTATAAGAGCCTGATCCGGTGGGGCAACAATAAAATCATCGGCTGTGATTTTGCCATCAACCCAGACATCGCCCTTAGCATAAAACCCATAATTCCCTCGCACCTCGCTAGGAATAGAGTCCGAGTTACCTAAAATCGCTACAACACCAGACCTTTCAGGATACGCCCCGCCGCCGAAACTGAGTCCACCCTGTAACCTAACATCAGAGCCATAAGAGCCCACGTTAATCGCCGGATTGCCATATAGGCGCAACGGATTGGTGCCCTCTGTGATTGCGTTACCACCAACAACATCTGTTCCCGCCGCGCCCTTTAAGAAAAGCTTGCCGGTAGAAGCTTGTAGGGTTAACTGATCTTGACCAGCTACCGGATAATCCTCCCACGATGAGAGCTGCCCTATATAGTTGGAGTAATCCGGTGCATTTGGCCCCTCGGACGGCCAAAACGTGATTAAAAATGGATATAGGCCGGGGTATGAGCACCACGTACAACCATCAAACGCTACAATATCAATCGACTTATTAAAATGAATCGGCGCGGTCGTGGTGGAACTCCCATCTTTATGAATCGAGTGCGGGTCAACTTCACCTACAGGTTGGCCCCAGGTCAGAGAAAACCAACCAAGTAACACAGCCAATATGCAAGCAAGTAGGGTAAAAGCCTTCATGTTGCCTCATAGACATCTAAGTACAACGTTCCACCGCTAGACTGAATCGCTCTAATTTCTTGCGTTGTGTTAATGTTGAACACGCCACCGTTCCCATATACTCTAATGCCCTGGCTTGCTACCGCTGCCGCTCCAATCTCTAACCAAAAGTCAGAGCCGGAGTTGTTTTGAATCCAGCCGCCAATCTTTCGTGAACTGTTAGCAGCTAAAACGCTTGTGCTTGTAGCTGTATCAACCGATGGCCGGGTATGGGTTAGGGTAACTAGCGGCGTGCCAAATGTTGTGATGATAGTTCCGGTCCCGTCATCAATAACCATGTGCTGAATCTTGCCGTCAGCATGGTCAGTGACCTTTACTTTATACTCACCATTTAAATGGTTATAGACTTTCTGAAATGCCACCTTATCCGCCTATAATTGGAAGGGCCGGGGTTAGCGGCTCTTCAATCTGCTCAACTGTCTTCATCTGTCCAAGTTCATCACGCTGGATTGTGAGCATCTTCTTTCCAGGTTTGGCCGCCTCGTTCACGATTGTAATAGGCGGCATACTTGGAGGCTGAACGTTTATAATCTGCGGCGGTTGCGGCTCTGTGGGCGGCAAGGCTTGTGCTGTCTTAATAGCTTCTTGATAGCTCTTTAAGTCCGTTTCCCTGGCTAATCGAATCTCTTCCATTTGCGATTCGTTCGCCTGAACTTGCGCCTTGAACATCTCAATTTGCACCCGCTGCTGCTCTAGTTGAGCGAGCATACTTTCTAGCTGCTGATTAAAGCCTTCTTTGATTTGCTCTAGCTGGGCATCGACCACGGCCTGCTGCTCCTTTAGCGCAACTTCCCTAGCCTTAAGCTGCAACTCCGCTTGTGTGGCTTGCGATGCCATTTCTTGCTTGGACTGCTCGAGCTGAATCTTCATTTGCTCATAGTCGGGTGGCGGTTCAGGTGGCGGTTGCGAAGCCTTCTCTAGTAGCGCGTTAACAGCTTTCTTTACAGCGTCCTGAAAACTTCGCCCGGTTGGCATGGCTTCTAAGCTTTGAAGCACCGTTTGCAGCCCGGCTTGCGCGTACTCAGGGCTTGATTCGCTCATAGCAGCCACTTCCCTTAGCCCCGCTGTTACAGTCTGCGAAGCTTGCGCCACCTGCCTGGCTCTGAGCTGCTCATCAAGGAATGAAAGCGAATCAGTGTCTATTTCTACGCGCACTATCCTTGCATCGTCACGCCGTAACATCTGAAGGGCCAGAGGAAAACGCTGCTTATCCTCTTCGGTCATAAACTCAAAGCCCGTCATCTCTGCAATTTCGTTGTCGTCAAACTTAGCAAGGGCTAAATCCACCATTAACTCAATTGAATCTCGGGCAAGCCTGGCCACCAGTTGCTTTTCGTACCGGAACGAATCGTTTGCCGCGCTCGCCTCAAGCTCTAATCCCGTGGCTGTTTCAGTCTGCTGGTTGGTTCCCCGCAGAATATCAGGCACCCGTCTGAACTCGTAAAAGTCATTCTTAAACTTCTCTTCCAGGGCGTTTAGTTCGGTGATGGCGGTAACAAGCTCTTGGACCGGGATCCAGAGAATCATGTTTTCCAGCCCGCCCTTCTCTACGATGTTCTGAAGGTTGCGCGCTATGACATACACATTATCTTCGCTGTTTAGCGCAGCCACTAACTCTTCATCGCCGTTAACAAGAGCGCGCCTTCGTATGCCGTCCACTAAATCAAACACCTTGCCGTATTGGGCGTGTAGCTGCTCGACTAAGCTCTTTAAGTGCTTATAGGCCGGGGCCGGGTAGAGTGTCTTTCGTGGCCGAGACGCTATGATAAAAGGAGGGGCGGGAAAGAAGCCTTCAAGCTGCCAAGGATCATCTTGAGCATCTAGTAATCCTTCCGTATATTGCTCGCTAAACCAATACACCCGCTCTGTGGTTTTGCAATATATTTCCCACCCCTCGAGATATTCTTCCCCGTATTCTTCCCGGTCCCTGTCTCGCTTGTCTTCTTCCTCTTCGCCCTTAATCTTTTTCCAGTTGGTAAACCCTTTTAACTTATCACCGAACCGCTCTTTGGCGCGTTCTTTATTGAGGCAGAAATAGAACGCCTTCGATTCTATTTCCGATTCAATCTTAGCGTCTGGGGTGTGTAGCACCTCATCAAACGGGGCCGGGGCGAGCTCAATCTTTTTATTAACCGGGACTTGGTCGTTTAACAGCCCAAACGTGCCAAGCTCATCTTGAAGCACTTCCTCTGTCCACACCATCCCAGCGGGGTCAGTGTAGGTATTATCAGGCTGCAACGTTAGTGCCACCCTGGTTTGTACGTTCTTTAACTCTTCGGAGTATAGAACTTGTGTCGTGGCTTTATCGGCGTGCAGAAAGTCGCCCACTGCAAGCTGCATCACGTCATCGAAATCAGTTTGTTTCATTAATGCGCCCGCTAGCCGGTCAGTGATTAGCGTTGCTGTAAGCGCCACCTCGTCTTCAACCCCGAATTCTCTTTGAGATTTCACCTTGGGGGTTCGTGCATAAAAAGCCGATTCAATTGTTTTACAGGTTGACCAGTAAATTGGGTAAATCTTATGATTCGAATCCAGCTCTGATTCTGCGCTGTATTCAGCCCAGGCTTCTTTGGCTACCGTCCAATGTTTTTCTGCGGCTTTCTTTGCGGCTTTCACCCACTTTCGCCAGTAGTCCCTAGTTTCGTGTTTGTCTATCTCGGTTTCAGTTGTAGCGTCGTCCATGTGTCTTACGTCCTAATGTGCGAACTAATTCTTTAACTGAAGGACCGGTATTAGGTTCCTTCCTTTCCCTTGGTTTTGGAGCGTCTTTAATAAGGGGGCGAGCTGCGCAGGCGTATCTAACGCAATCGCTTGTGTGCGTTGCTTCTCCATCTGGCACATACGCCTCCACTTTCGACGGATCGCGCTGCACCGCCGGAAGGTATTCGCGGGTGAACCTACAACTTTGGCAGAAGAAGATAAGGGGCCAGCCGTCCTTCCCCACAAGTCGTGCCTTAACTTCAGAACAGCCAAAAACCCGGTCAGTATTAGCGCGAGTGAGGGGACAAGAATGCTCGCTAAATGTATCTGCCATTCTGTACGCCTTACCACTGCGCGAATCCCCTCGGTCTTGAAACGGTAAAGAGTCGGACAATGTGATCCCGCTCGTTACCTCTAGCGTACGCTCGATAATTCCCTGGGCAATAGTGTCGTTCCGCAGCTCTAGCCCTTTGGTTTGGTCATCAGGGTTGCAGCCGTACCATTCGCGGTAACAGATAATTGCTCCACGCGGAAACCAGAGCTTTTTATCTTGATATTCAAACTCTTCGCCGTCCGATACGGCCCACCACAAAACACAAAACGGATCGCTAGAGCCCCAGTCAAACGTGCGGTACTTAAACCAATGGGCCGGGGGCGTGAAGTCCTGACAGGTGTGGCGCAAATCATCGTATTGGCGAAAGAAATCACCAACCGGGGAATCCCAATCTTCGTTTAAAAGCGCATCTGCTATTTGCTCATCGCCCAATCCGCGCACTCTTCGCCGGGTTGCTTCTGGATCTTCTGATGGGTTGTCTTCCACTCGAGCCGGGATATATACCCGCTTAAAGCCGCCGTCTTCATCTGGTGCCTGGCCTATTTCATAGCGCGGTCTGGCCTGCACAAAGCCGCGCCTAAAATAGCCCGCACTTGGCCCAATTGGGTTGGATGCATAGATAATCTTCGGGAAAAAGTTTCTGAGTTCTTCTTTCGATAGGCTTGGATAGATTGGGGCGAGCTGTTCGGGCAGCTTGTCTTTCATGTCTTCGGGCATCGTTACCCAGGCACGAAGCCATTTGATGCGGTTAATGCCTATCTGAGTCGCTTCACCAAAGCAGCGAACATGCTTTCCGATTCCTTGATGCTTCATCATCACTTTATCAGAGCTGCAGTGCTCTAGTGAGATTTGGGAGCCGTTCCAGAACTTAATTTCGGTTTGATTGACTTTGACTAACCCGTCACGCTCCCAGGGTGAAAGTAGATCGGGGAATGAGTATGGCCCTTCCATGTTCTCGCCTACAACGTCATCAAAGTAGAGCCGAAAGATATCGGTAACCAGACCGGGCACTCGAGAACACCACACAATAAGCGCCACGCGGATAAGGTGTGACTTGCCCCCTCGAGTTGCGCCGCCGTAAAGTATTTCGTTTGCGGTGCTATTGAATGCAACCAGCTGTTTAGGATGCAAGGGTGGGATGTAAAGATCACTCACTACCGCCCGGTTTATAGCCAAAGATTATATTTGCCTGAAGCGGTGCGCCGTCTTTGCCGCTCACTTCCACCTTCTCCCTTGGCTTGCCAAATAGTTCAGCGTGCTCCCACGGCACAAGCTTTGCTAAAACTTGCGCCTCCAACTCGATCTCTAGATCGCCCTTATCCAAGAGCTGGCACCATCTTTCGTAATGTTTTTTAATATTGGATAGCGTGACTGGGCTGATAAGTTTTTTAACGCCACCATTCGCTAACTTATGACCCTTTTGAAATGGCATATTGCTATACCAGCAACTTATTGAAAAATAAAAAACCCGCTAACATCTAAACATCAGATATCAGCGGGGGTACTTCCGTGTTCCGTCTTCTGCCGTCTCTAGCAGGTTCGTTGCTTCTTGGTATGAAAAGCATCGCTTGTTTGTTAACTACCACCAACTCATACCCCATATACTGGGTAGAGCTGTTAGTATTAATAGTGGAGTGTTTCAACTCTTAAGCAATAGATCAATTTTAAGAGACTTGAACTATTCGCTTCTTTTTTTTGAAGGGGGCTCTGAAAACTCTTCTTCTAGCATAGAACCTAGTTCTGCCCAGGTTAGATCGAAGGCCCGCCGGACCTTGACTAGAAAGTTTAGCGGCAAGGTGTGGGCTGTATTTTCATAATAATAATAGGTATTTATGGGCACTTTTAGTCGCTTAGCGGCCTGATACCCTGACCAGCCCGGTTTAGCTCTAAGATATTTTAGGAGTTTCACGCCCGCACCCGTAAGACCTTTTAAATATTCTACAAATTCGAGCGCCATAAGTCACTAAATATTTATACCAACTTCTTGCTATATGCCCATATATTTGCTATACCATAAACATGGGATACATTCAAGGGGCTGATATGAACTGCACTGGATGCCATGAAGAGATTGACGGATTAGGCTATCAACATTCGACTGGCACTTATTGCTGCGATGATTGCGTTATCGCGCACAATAAGCGTTGCGAATCTTGTGGCCAATATTGGCCGCGCCATGAAGTTGCCAGGGTCGAAACTATTTGTGGCACCTGGTGGTATGTCTGCTTTGAGTGTCAACCTGAGTTAAGAGAAAAGGAGCTTTATGACGAGTAAAAACTTACTTCCGGCAACGATTGATTTTGATAACCCCAAAATGGTGGCAACCTTAAAGGCAACCGTTGCAACCGGTGCAACTGATGCGGAATTTGAGCTTTTTAGCCAATTTTGCAAGGCAACCGGATTAAATCCGTTTAAAAAAGAAATCTGGTTTATCAAGACCAAAGACCGCTTGCAGCTTATGACCGGCATTAACGGCTTTTATGAGATTGCAAATCGGCATCCGCAATTTGATGGCCTAGAAGTTGAGACGGTTGAGCAAGCCGGGAAATTGGTTAAGGCCGTTGCCCGGTGCTACCGAAAGGACCGCTCAAGGCCAATGGTGGCAGAGGCTTATTGGTCCGAGTACGCCAAGGATTACGGCAATTGGAAGTCGATGCCGCGCCTGATGTTGAGTAAATGCGCTGAGTCCATGGCGCTTAGAAAGAGCTTTCCGCAGGAACTTAACGGGCTTTATACCGCCGAGGAAATGCCCCCAGAGTATGGGGCAGATGCGCTTGACGTGACCCCGCAAAGAGAAGTTCCGATTCGCCCAAGCACCAAAAAGGACTTACCGCCTGCCCTGGCTAATGATCCCTTACCGGGCGAGTCCGATGATTCCCAGGAAGAGCCGCATTACTACCAGCTTGACCTATACGCCAAAGAAAAGGCTGATACCTGGTCAAAGATACGCTCTAAGCTCATTGAAAAGGGTTGCGAGTGCTTAAACCAAACTTTTCAGGTTTGGAAAGCACCAATTGCCATAAAGAATTTAGCCCCTTACGAGATTGAAGGGCTGCCAACTTTAAGAGAAGAGGCGGCCTAACATGAAAGACTTAGTAACTTATGACCCACAACCAGCGCTTTCAGGTTTAGTCCAAGCAATTAGTGCTAGGTGGTCTGATTTTAACTTGCCTAAAGTAACCACCCTCGAGGAGCTTGGGCTGGCAGATTCAACTTTAAGCGAGTTAAAAAAGCAGCAAAAAGCCCTCACGCAGTTCGAGAAAGAAGCTTTAAGCCCCTTAAAGGAAATGACTTTAAAAGTTAAGGAATATTTTTCGGGGCCTGCTCAAAAATTAGCAAGCGTTGAGTCAGCACTTAAGGCTGCAATCTTAGAATATCACCGGGCCGAAGAGGCAAAACGGCGCGCCCAAGAGCTTGAGTTGCAACGCCAAGCTGAGGCCGAGGCCGAGAAAGCCCGCGAGAGACTTCGAACTGAAGCGGCTGAGGCTGCGCTATTCGGGGACGGGGAAGAAGCTATCCTAGAGGCTGCCAGGGCCATAGATACCCCCATTATACGGGTGCCGGAAATCAAATTGTCCGGGGGTGCAAGCTCTACCAGAAAGGTCAGAAAATGGCGCGTCATTGATTCGGCTAAGGTGCCTGCCCAGTATTGGGTACTAAATGAAGCACTCATCGGGAAAGAATGCCGGGCGGGATATGTAGCACCCCCAGGCATAGAGTTCTACGAAGAAGAGACTTTAAGTGTTCGAACCGGCGCATAAGAGTAACCACCTGTATGCTAAGGAAGCAGCGAAGGAAGGTTAAGAACGTTTACTATGCTAGTTTTAGGGGGTGGACGTGCTTTTTAACTTTAAAGAGAAAAGGCAAGTCGCATGGTCCGAAGAGCTTGACGCCTGGTTAACTCTTCATGCGCCCGCGACCGCTTTGAACTATAGGGCCGTTTGGGGCCGGTTCGTTGATTGGTTAGGTAAGGGGGTTTTAATGACTACAGAAGTAGACGCAATACGATATTTAGCGCACCTAAAAGACCGGCCTGCTAGGTCCAAAAAAGGCAAGGTTTCAAATTACACGGTGTCTCAAAATGGAATAATAATCCGCGCCCATTTTGAAAGGCTTCGCCACGCCGGGTTTATTACCACAAACCCATTTCAAAGCCCGGTCGAACTTTTAGCTAAAGCCAAGGGTGGGCAAACTCACCCAACCAACGCCATGACAGCACAAGAGGTCAGGCGGTTGTTTGATTCCGTTCCAATTGCGGGCAAAAAGAATATTAGGGACCGGGCCTTTTTGGCGCTCCTATTTGGTGGGGGCTTAAGAATATCTGAGGCCCTGAATCTCAAAATCTCTGACTTGGGCAAAACTCAAGACCAAAGGACGGTTTTAAAGCTTAGAAACACCAAAGCCCAATGCGATGAGTGGCAAGAGCTACCAGAGTGGGCAACGGTAATTGTTGATAATTATATCCAGCAACGGATTTATGACAGGGCCACATCCGATAGCTTTCTTTTAATTAATTATCGAAACCACTGGAGCGTACCAGACGAAAGGCAACTCACCCCAGACTGCGCCCGTAAAGTCTGGGAAGGGCTGCTCTATCGGGCCGGAATTGTCCGGGGCCGCTACTCCATGCATTCGGCCAGGGCAACGGCCATCACGCAACTCTTAGACCTTGGGTTGAGCCATCGAGAAGTAAAGGCGTTCAGTCGGCATTCAAGCATTCACATGGTTGAATATTACGATAAGAGGAGGTTTTCGGGGGCTGATAGCCCGGTTCTGAAACTTAAATATTAAGGAGGTTGTCATGAAAAGGTTTAAGCAAGGTTGTCCAGTTCGTGTCTTGGTTATGGCCGCGCACTTCAAGCGCCGCTGTAAAAATCTCGGAAAGTTCGATGTGCCCTTGGCCGTTCGGCAAGCCGCCGAGCGCCAAGGGTACAAGTTTAACTAACTTAAATGGGGGTTATGTATGGAAACACTGAGGTTGTACATTAAAAATTCGCTTCAAACCGTAGCTGAGGTTGCGGGCTATGGGCTTTTGCTTCTGCTACTCGTCAACGGAGCGCTCGAGCTGTATTCGCGCTGGCAACTTGCCGACTCGCTTATTGCCTTGCCCTATACGCTTGAAGAGTCTGGCTCTTCGAAATCAAGGAGGTAGGTATGATTAAAGAGTTTGACTCCAAGCTAGACTTAATTGATCTCGTTTTGCTTCTTGGCATAGTTCTTGCGTGCATCTATATGGCCGGGTGCGGCTATGCCCTGGTTAAGATCCACAATGAGCCGGGCCAGAGAACGCAAATCTGGACTGACCAGAACATTCAGAGCGCCTTTGGTACGGCCATTGAAACCGCGATAGAGCCAAGCCCGGCAAGTTTTTTTAGGGGCAGGCGAAAAAACTAAAAAAAGATATTGCAGGCTTCGACGCGCTGTTGTATTTAGGAAATGCAAGCTCGATTCGGCTTGTATCATTTTTGCCCTTCTTCGACAAAAATTTTACATTTTACGTCGCAGAAAGGCAGAAAACAGCGGGTCGAAGCGCTGCTTTTTGTCGGGGTTTGTTAGGCCCCAAAACCTAACAAGCCCCACTTTTCAAAGGGCAACACATGGCCGCTGTCTACTTCGACACCTCCATATTCACGCAACCAGCCTATCGACGCATCGCAAAAGCTACTTCGGGCGGGCGCGGCATATTAATCGAGCTAACGATTCTGATGTGGGATCAGCCCGGCAAATGCCTCCATGCATCAGACCTGGCCGAGCACGCCGACACGCTAGGGGTGACACCGGAGGCGGTTAGAGCCGTTGTTGATGCGGCTCTTAAAGAAGGGCTTTGGATCGGTACTTCTGAGCTGCGTTCGCTACTAGTGGATGCACAAAATGAGGGTCTGCAGCGCCGAACCAGATTCTTAAAGCAGAACTTTGGGAGTCCTACCGTAACGGACACCGTAACGGAATCCGTCACGGACGCCGTGACAAGATCAGATAAGATAAGATCAGACAGGACAGGATCAGATAAGATAAGATCAGATAAGACAGAGCCCGAACCCGGCCCATTGCGCGATTGGTGGAATTATCGACGGCAACTTAAAAAGCCGCTTACCGAAGCCGGATTAGCCCAGATCCGAAAGAAATTTGCCGAAAGGCCGGACGCTTTGCGCGCCGCCGTGGAGCATTCCATAGCGGCTGGCTACCAGGGCCTCTTTGAGCCATCACCGCAAGCCAATTCCAACGGGCCACCACGAAAAGAAACCAATATCGACCGGGCTAAACGAGTGTTTAACGAATTGAGAGACTTACGAAATGGAACAACACGAAGTGCAGGCAATCCTAGCGATCCTTTCCTCTGTCTATCCGAACCTGGAGCTGACACGGGAACGAGTCCTGGTGTGGGAGGAATTGTTAAAAGATAAATCGTTTACGCAAATTAGGGCCGCCGCAATTCGGTTTCTGCACACGGACTCGCAATTTGCGCCAACGCCTGGCCAGCTTATTCAAAGCGCCGCCGAGCAAGCTTCCCTAGAAGCCCATGAACGGGAACGGCTGCAGGAAGCTAGAAGGCGACTTGAATTTGCAGGCGGGCATGTGCCGGAAGTCTCTGAAGAGGTGCGCCAAAAAAACCTTGATATCATTCGCGGCTGGCTTAAAAAACTCGCCCGCGAAAAGGGGGTATCATGAGGGCCAACTCACTAACACCTGGCGAGTTGTTGCTTGCCGTTTCGTGCGGCCTTGAGCCAGTGGCCAAAGCCCCAAGCTTTAGAGAGCTGGAGGCAAGGGCAGACCGGGAAGGTCGGGCCGTAGATGATATTATCGCCGATGAATCTTTTCGCCGCTACAAGGCGCATGACCGCTTTGGCAATATCTACAAAATGCAAAACCCCGCGCTTATGACCTGGCAGGTGCGGAAGAGGGCCGATGTGGTGCAAGGAGTTGAGAAGGTCCGAATCTTGAGCCGGGCCGAAGCCGAGGCGAATGTTCGGGGCCAATCATCGCGCAAGAACGCTTCGAAGGACGAGCTGGACTTCTAATGAACTTAGAACTTGCCAGATTGGAGCTTATCGCCTGCGGCATAAATGCCGAGACGGTGGATCTGTTTCTAGTGTGGCATCAGGACAACCCGGAAATCTGGCGCGAATTTGAAAGGCTTGCACTCCAGGCAATTGAGCGCGGCGTGACCGAGTGGGGCGCAAAAGGTGTTATGGAGGTTGTGCGCTGGAATATTAGGCTTCAGACCCGGCAAGATTTCAAGGTGAACAACAACTGGACCGCGATTTATGCGCGCATTTTTTCAATGAAGTATCCGCAGTACAGAGACTTTTTTAAATACCGTGAAGCTAAGGGACTTCAAGGCAGAGCGGTAAACGATTGGTGGGATAAATGAAGCCTAAAATTACTTCCGAATATGACATCCATTGCGCTGTTGCCGATTGGATTCGCTGGAATGAAGAGGCGCACCCGCTTCTTAAAATGGCCTGGCATACGCCTAATGGTGGACAACGGCATAAAGCAATTGCCGCCAAACTAAAGCGTATGTTGGTTCGGCCAGGCGTGCCGGATTTTATTCTACCAGTCCCACAACAAAACTGGATGGGACTTGCGATCGAAATGAAAGGGCTTGGAGGACGCGCAACTAAAGAGCAAGCGTCGATGCTGGCCAGGCTGTCAATGTTTGGTTGGAAATGCCACGTCTGCAATTCGGCTGATGAGGCAATCAAGCTGTTTAGCGACTATATCGGATTATGATTATGGAAGAGCCCATTGAAAGAGCCGTAAAGGAGATTCAACGCCTAGCCGGAGAGTGCCTGAACACCGTCCGACTACTTCCTAAGAACAAACAAAACCAAGAAGCGGAAGATAGGGTGCTCCTTGTCTGGCGAGACTTGCGGAAACTGGCTGACGATTTGAGGCTTAGGGAGTTGTGAGAGAGTTGTCTGTCTTTTCCGGTGCGGGGGGGGGCATCTGGGGCAGTAAGCTTTTGGATCGAAGACAGTCGCGGCGAGTTTGACGATTGGGTTGAGCGCAAGGGTGATAAATGGGAGTTGGAAGAGGGGGAGAGTATTATGACCGTGATTAGATGGGGAGGAGAAGAATGCAAATAAAACGTTGGGACACGCAGGGCGTTATTGTGGACGTTGATGTTGAAACGTTGGACGAAGCCATTACTTATGCGCGAGAAAAGGGCATTTCGCTCAGCGGGGCAAACCTCAGCGGGGCAGACCTCAGCCGGGCAAACCTCAGCCGGGCAGACCTCAGCGGGGCAAACCTCAGCGGGGCAAAAGGCATAACGCCACACCAATACACACCACTATTAATGCTGTGCGAGCAACCTGCCGTGATACGCGCTTATAAACTCGTCACAGCAGACGGAGTAGGCCCGTTTAATGGGGGCATCAAGTACGAGATGGGCCAAGAGTATTTGGTCGCTGATGCAAATTGCGATCCGCTACAAGACTGCGGCGCTGGCATCAACGTGGCCACAATGGATTGGTGTCTGAAAAACTGGCAGGGGGGTTATCGGATTTTAGTAGTGGAGTTTACGAAAGATGACATTGCCGCGATTCCATACGGAAGCGACGGTAAGTTTAGGTTAAAGAAGTGTAAGGTTGTCAGGGAGGTTGACATGAGGAAAGAGTTGAACTGGCCGCAAGAAGAAAAGAAGGGGGGGGTGGAAAATGGAAATGTTCCGTGATTACGAAGAAGAAATTCGGAAACGGTGGGGGACAGATGAGCAGTATTACAAGGAGCTAGAGACATTTAATAATCAACATCGTAACGCTTCAAATATAACTTATTCCCAATTAACCAATACACCCATGTACGCGATCTATTGGTTCCGGCCCTACCAATGCTGGGAAGAGGAAAAGGCGCTGCGGGAAAGGATACGCCGCGAAATGGAAAAAGATGATGCCACATTTGAGGCGGGTATGATGGGTGAGACTGACCTACCTACCGACAAGGACCTACCCAGACAAAAGCCGCGAAAAGACGAGCCGGAGGAGGTATGAGCGAGTGGACGCCATGATTAAATATCTATTAGCAATATTAATTACATTAGGATTCATTTTATGGGCAATTTATACGACTGGAGTCAGTATTGTGCCTCCAACTAAAACGGTCGACGCGCCAACACCAACTAAGGAATCTGCTATGGAATTTAAAATGCCGATTGGCGATTTAATTTTCAAACCACGCGATAGGGAAATGCTAAGGATTTCAAAGAATGAAATTATCTATTCGCCGCATGCAACCATGACCGAAGATGCTAAGACGTTTCTCGAAACGATTAGAGCGCAATGGCCCGACATATTTGAGCAATGGTGCAAAGAGGGACGCAATGAGTAAGCTTCTAGTCCTCCTCCTGTTAGTTGCGCCGCCATACAGCATCACACCGAATCAGGCGCTAATGGTGGCACAAACTGGATTAGACATGATTCCCGCAAAGCATCGGCCAATAATAAGCCAACTCCATGCCGTTACAGATCCCTGTCCCGGCCTAGATTCTCTTAGCGACTGGTATCGAAAAGAGGAGTGCGTGAAGCTCTACGTTGCGCGTAATTACCACGAGAAGGTTATCTACCATGCAATCCTACCTGCCATGCTAGCAAATGGCCGCTCATATATCGGCGGCCTATCTCGCACTTGCCAATATAGGCCAGCGTTTAGCGTCTCAAACGCAATCGAGCGTAGCATTAGGACCAATGAGCCACGGTTAGAGTTATCGGCGGTTATCATTGCTCACGAACTAGGCCACACACTAGGCGCGAGGCATGATGATAGATACCCAAACATAATGCACAGCAATGCAGGCAGGCTGTTTCTGGACGGCGAGCCGCTCGAATGGACTAAGAAGAGCATTCGGCAAATGAATAGGTGCCAGAATCCGGCGTTAAGAGGGGGGCGGAAGTGAAGAGTAACTTAGCCGATGAAATATTTTGGTTAATGTTGGGTTGCACTCTGGTTGCAATTATCGTTTTAACCGTAATGAAGCGAGAGAGATTCGACGATCTTCCCCACGTTAATCACCCAACGCCAACCGCAACAAATTTCGGGCTTACTTTTAAGCCTCAACGATGCACTGGGATAGTTTTTGGTAATGGTAATAATTTTGTGGAATTCGGTCCACGGGGCGAAGTCGATAAAGAGGTAGTTAAGAAGCTGCCACCGAAAGCACAAGAGCTGGTCGAAGCCTTCGCGCAGCTATGGGGCGCGCTTTGTAAAATGGAGGAAGAAGAAAAATGAGCTTTCGTGTTGCGGTGTTTTGGTCCAAGGAAGGCTACGGATGTCCTGACGATTGTAAGACGCTGGCCGAAGTCGAGGAGCGTATAAAAACGCTACTAAAACTCGGCTACGGAAAACCACACTGCCCAATCCATGTGTTTAAAATAACTAAACCGAAATTAATAAGAGAAATAAACGGAGGAGAAAATGACTAAGCTTTTAATCCTCCTCCTTCTCATCGCCCCACCCTACTCTGTCACCACTCAGCAGGGCCTAGATATCGCCCACGAGGCCCTCCAAATGATGCCAAGGAAGCATAGGCCGCAACTGGATTCGTTTAGAGTAGTGACTGACCCATGCCCCGGCTTAGACAATCTGGCTAGCTGGTATAAAAAAGCCGAATGTGTAAAGCTCCACATTGCTCGCACTATTCCAGACGCAAAGATAATCCACGCAATTTTACCGCCTATAATCGAGCCGGGGCCCAAGAGCTATATCGGCGGCCTGTCTCGTACTTGCCAAGGTAGGCCAGCAGTAAGCGTATCGAACGCGATCGAAAAGAGCCTAGCTACCAGAGCGCCAAGACTAGCGGCATCAGCTCTAATCATAGCGCATGAGCTGGGGCACACTATGGGAGCCGACCATGACAACCGCTATCCCAATGTCATGCACGAGTCGGCAACGTCGTTGCTTGTTGCGGGTAATAAACTTGAGTGGTCGAAGAAAAGCATCCGCGAAATGAATCAGTGCCAGAATCCGAGGCTAAGAGGGAGGAGGAGATGAATAACCTAGCTGATAAGCTATTTCTCGCAATGATAGCTTGCGTAATCGCTGGCATTGTTGCGTTCGTTGCTACCGAGCAGCACACCAAGCCTTTCGTCAACTCGCCCGCGCCATCCGGAACTGTTACGCCATGAACGAGGAAGCTATAGAGCACATGCGAAAGTACGAAATGATTCCACCCAAACCAGACTTCACGCCAGAACAGCGCTTGTGGCTCGCCGTTGTCGCTAGAGCAATCGCCGATTATGGGTATGTCGGCCAAACCAAGTCACGCAATTCAGAGTGCAATTATTCGCTTCACTGCCGGGCCGCCATGTTTCTCTTTTATCCGCGAAAGGACAATAAGGTCATGTCGCTCCATTGGATAGCTGAACATCTGACTGACCACCCAACTAGGTTTGTTAAGTGCGCTCAAGCAATGGCCAAGCGTATGAGAGCAACCGGGCTACGGATGCGCTTTAGACACCGGACCAGAAGACAAAGTCATATTTTTTCGAGGATTATGAGCCATGCCGCTTGATTATGATTCGGAAACCGGGATCGGTTGGGGGCCGTTTAAACTACCGGCAACGCACCCATTTGCGCCCTGCGCCGCCATCCACGATGAGCAATACAACTGGTTAATCGCTGGCACATCGCCGTTTACGTTACGCGAAATTGATAAGCAGTTTCTAAAGAACTGCCTCTACATCGCAAGCATTCAAGCGGACGCGGGCGACAAGGAGCGCTTAAGGCGTGAGGCTTATATCTGTTATGCAATTTGTAGAGCTTGGGCCAAGTTGGTTAGGCCAGAGCTCGAGGCGTATCAACCACAAAGGAGGTGATGCTGATGCCGTGTAAAGGAAAGAAGAAAGGCAAGGGTGGCCGAAAATAACCCAAACACAAAAATAAACATGGGCCGGGTGCGTGCTAGGAATTAATCGTAGACAGATAACCTGTATTAGCGTTGATTGCTTGCCGGAGTTTCACCCGGCTTTTTTATGGTCAGGCTGGCAGCGGGGAAACCTAAAATAATGGGCCAGAGCGTGACGGTATCGCTACCAATCACGCCCTGGCTTGGGGAGGGAGGAGGAAGAAGCCTGCGTTCGGACCACCTCCTTTCAAAAACCTCCTCTACATCCACCCACTGCGTAGCCTGGTAAACTAGAACAGCCCGCGAATCTTTTTAGTCGCCTTAATGCGGCCCCACAGCGCCAAAATAGCACCCGCAGCACTGACCACAGCGGTCAGAGCCGGGGTGAGCATCGGTTCTGTAAAGATTCCTAGCTGCACCAAGACAGCATCTATTGCAGGAAGCCCCGCAATTATTGCGCCCTGTGTCGTTGTCGAGGCTAAAAGCCCCTTTTCCCCGGTTGTCATAGTTACACCTCACATAAGCATACTACATATACATTTAATCAGCTCTTTACTTGGCGGCTTAGTCCTCTGCTTCGGTGGTGGTGGCTTAGTCTCGCCGGGGTCACGTAAATTAAACCGCGAAGTCCATAGAAAACACAGTTCAGCGTCCTTATGATCCCTTTGGAAGCGCTGTGCATCCATCTCGAGAATATCCCGGCCATCGTTCGAGACAATGAACGGCTTAGAAAGCGAGGTTTTCCCCTGGTGCGGGTGGTTTTCATTAATAACGCCAGGGAGGGCCGCCCCCTTGCCAGCGATACAATTGACCGGGATAACTGACGGTGCGAGCTTTCGTATAATGTCAATGCGCTTCTGGATGGTTTTCTTGTCTGTTTCATAGTGCTCGCATGAATGTGAAACGTAGAATTTGACAGCTGGAAACTCTTTGGCGAACTTCTCCATTGCTCTTGCGCCGCGCTTGACAACAGACAATGGCGCTATGATATGAGCGGTCGACCACCACAGATGAATGCGGCAGGCCGGAAACTTCCCGCTAGAAAGCACCTTTCTTAAGTTCTTTCTAACATCGCCGAACGTATCAAAGAACGCGCCGATGGCTGCGCCCTTTGGCGTGAGGCGGATAACATCCGCTACCGGGTAGAGTCTATGGCCGAGGCCGAGGTAATCACATCCGTTATTCACTCACCACCTCATGAGCTTTAGCAGGCGTGTGGAAATCGGTTAACATGCTCTTCCCTAAATCCAGAGCCGAACGGCCAAGGGCTATGACGCACACCACCACCAAAAGCCACTTGGTAACATCACGTTGAAACTTAATCAGGTTATCGACCTTTTCGGCCATTAGCTGAATTGAGGTTATAAGCCTTTCGATATCGGGTGCCATTGGGCATTCCTCTGGGTGTCTCATTCCTGCACCATTAATCAATGCTACACTCTCGGTCATACGGCGACCTTGGAAAGTACGTTTTTTGCGTACTGTCTGCCAACCGGGCCAAGCCCAGAAAGAATGTCAGCCAAATTACTGCCTTTTGCTTTAGCCAAAAGCTCTGCCACTAACGTGGGACCGCTGTGATAGGCGGTTAAGGCGAGTTCGGGATCGCCGAATCGCGCTAGAAGGTTTTTGAAATATCGTGCGCCCAGGGTTAGATTCGTTGCTGGATCGGTTAGGTCATAATCTTCAAGCCCAATCTCTGCAGCAACCTCTTTGGCCGTTTTCGGCATCAGTTGCATTAGCCCCACCGCGCCGGCATCGGATACGGCACTGGGGTTGCCCGCAGATTCTTGCGCCACCATTGCGCGCAAGATTGCCGGGCTTAAGCTTTCTTTAGCTGCCACTTCAACAATTAAAGGCTCTAAGTTCTCGATAGTATTAGGCTTATTCATGGCAAATAGTTGTGGATTAAAAAAAGAAAGGGCTGTAGGGTTAAAGAGTGAGGCGTTTTTGCCGGAGAATAAACTTTGAGCATCTTTGTTACTACCTGGCTTGTTATTCTTGCCATTATCGGCCCGCTGCTGCTTCTCTTCCTCGTCCTTGTCGGCATCTCGGCTGCTCTGCAAGGTCTTTCCGCTTTGATCGAGTCCATCCACGCTTGGCTCGTTAGTCTCGGATTCTTCACGCAATCCAGCCAAACCGGCGGCGGCCAAAAGCCTTAGTGATATCGGCAAGGTTGTATCCTTAGCAATCGTTCCAAAATCCTTGAGCGCTTGGCCAAGTACGCGGCCCGGTGGTTTTAGATAACTTGCTAAGCTTGCAAGCGTTGCCAAGGTTCCCGCAACGGGACCAGCCTTTTCGCCTATTAGTCTTAACCCTTGCGGGCCAATGGTTCCGGTCGTAGACATTCCAGCCCTAAACGTATCGAACGCATTGGCAGCCTGCGCCACGGGGAGGTCTTTCTCTAGGCCGGATTGTAATTCGGTTAGAGCCTGAAACTGTCGGTTCTTTAATGCAACATCGCCAGGCTTCGAGCTTAACTGACCAGCAAGCGCTAAAGCGTCCGTTTTCTTTTCAATTTGCCGTCGAAGCGCTTGTCTCCAAATTCTATCAGCTTCGGTTTCCACTAAATCGTTTTGTAAGATCCGATTCTTTGCTACCTTCTCAGCTTGCAAGTCCTGCAACTTTGCGCCACCTCTCTGTGCTGTGGCGGCCTGTTTCATAGTAAGCTCGCCCGCTTTCTTTGCGGCCTGCTGCTCAAGTGCCTGCTCAAACTGCCCAATGCGACTAAGCACCCGCTGCTGATCGCTAGCCGGAAGCTTGCTAATTTCATCGCCAATATAACCCCAATCGGCCCTCTGCCCTTGGCCTAAAATATTCCCAGCTTCATCAACAATCTTAGATACGCCTTGAGCATGCGGTGCTTTAACCGTCTCGGCCTTTTCCGTGGTGGCCTTTAAAAACTTCTCCGTTGGTTTAGCTAGATTAGTGTACCAAGATATAGGTCCGGTTGCCTTTTCAACTTCATCTAGTGCATTTAATAGCCGTTCTTTGCCTTGGCCAACGGTGCCAAGGTCCATCTTTGCCGCTGCTGATGCATAGTCACGGGCGGTTAATCCAATGGCCCGATCTCGTAAGCCCCGACCAACCGAAGCCACGCCTTTAGCGCCAAGCCCAGCCACTCCAAACAGCCCAGACCCCGCAAGCCCCGTCAGTAGTGGAGTCATGTTAGCGCCATTAACTTCTACCGCTGGAAGTTCGTTCGCCACGGCCTCAACGCCGCCGGACAGGGCTGCATTAGCTATCTGGCCCACGGGCCCCGCCGGGAATAGACTGCCAGCTATAACAGCTTTGCCAATTTTTGCGGCATCACCGCCTACATAATCTTCCGGCTTGCCTATAATAGATTCCCTGGCCGATGTTAGATATGGCGTAATGCCTCGACCAAACAACCCTGGCATGCCCGTAATCGGGTTATAATCAGCGGCCATTCCTAATAGATTAGTTGCACCTTCGGCCAGGGCCGAGCCGCCAAACTTAAGCGCGTCGACTAAGCTCGGGCGAGTTGCTTCTGTTTCTGCGCCCTCAGTTTCCACCTCATAAACCGAGCCGTCTTCTAGCGTAATTTCGTAGGTGCTCATTTTATCTTCTTTACGCTAATCACTTTTTGCCCCTGATACACATTGCCCACAACTGGTAAGCCGGTCACGTCATCTGATACATTCATGGTTGTTGGCAGCTCGCCGCTCATCATTCGTTTGTAAGCATTGGCAAAATCAAACTTCTGCCAGGGTGTTCGCTTGTCATTGATAACGTATTCTTTGCCCTCTTTAACAAGGATCGGCTGATCCCTCTTGTAAGCTTCCCAGAGCGCTTGTGCCTTGGTGGGGCTTCCGCCGTACCGATCCAGAACATAATTCATGAAGTCGTTATGCTCTTTGACCAGCGCTAGTCCATTCTCGTACTTCTTAAGCAAGATTTTGTTTTGAGATTGCGTGTTTGTTGGGCTCATGGCCGTTTCAAACAAAGCCCGAGATTCAAAATCAGAAAGCGCGCCAGATCCAACAATGCGGTTAATGGCCGCCCCGAGCTGTTTAGTGGTTTTAAGAAGCTGATCGCCCGCCGCTTGCTCACGCGCCTCGGGAAATTTGCCGGTATACTGGTCCAGCCACGCCAGGGTGCCCTCGTATGCGCTAGCAAGGCCGCTGCCTGTTTTTCCGGCCTTTTCGATTCCCTCTTCGCCCGAGCGCACCAACTCTTCAATCTTTGATACCGTTTCCTGCTGCTCTTTAAGCTTGTCACCAAACAGCGCCTTGTTTCTTTGGCGTAGTTCATTGGTGTATTTAGTCGCCGCTTCTTGAGCTGCGCCCGGTGGGATTCCTTCCTCGTCAATCTTCTGGCGAAGAATATCGCTTTCAACATCCCGCATAGTCTTGAGCGGCAATTCCGGCCCTATCTCTTCTTCTTCTGGCTTGACCGTTGTTGCTATCGGCCCACCTTGGCTTGAAGGCAAAGCACTTGGAGCTGAATCGCCAACATTTATTCCCATTGCTTTTGCCGCTGAAAGCACCTGCCCAGCCGCTCTTGGGGTGTTGGCCTTAGATAACGCCTCTAAGACCGCCTTTTGCATGTCATTTCTATTCTTTATGGTATCGACCATGCCTTGCGTTAACCCAAGCCTAAGCGCCTCTTGGTCTTTGATATCGTTTATCATGCTAAACAGGCCGCCCTGCCTGGCTGCGCTACCAAACAACCCAGAGGGCAAATACCCCTGCGGCTTCTGTCCCATTGCGGCTTGTAAATAGCGCCCGGTAAGCGTGTTTTGATAATCCTGACCGGCCGAGCCTAAAAGCCCAGACAAAAGCCCAGAACCAACGGCCCAGGGCAGATACTCTTTGGCGCTAAACCTAGTGGGCGCTTGAGTAACTAGCTGTTCCGTTAGGCCACCAATCTGTTCAGGTACGGCTTGCAGCGCATAGTAAGGGTTCTGCGTTGCGATAACCTTTTGGGTATCTTCGCCCAACAATGCTGCAGCAAGTTCTTCTAGTGAACTCATGTTTATGCCCCTGGATATGCTGCGGTGCTATAGTTGGCCGTTGGGGCTTGGTCGCCGCCGCCACCACCTTCACCACCGCCAGACCCTAGTTGTTTCTGTGCGAGCTGTTTTTTCAACTTCATCTCTTGAAGCGCTAACGAGATATCTGTTGGGCTTCCAACATTCACCTGCGCGCCTTGATAGCCTGGGAAATTTGGCATCTGTAACCCAGTGCCTAGCCCTTGAAGCTGCCCAATATCAGCCATGTTCTGCTGATGCGAGCCCAGATCCATTCCGTAGTTGCGCTGCGCCTCTGAGCCTGATGCCATAAAGGCACGGCGCTGGGCATCTAGCATAGCGGTGTCTCTGCCCTCTGTAAGAGCGCCCATTTCCCTCTGGTATCTCGAGTTAGGATCGTCAGAGAATTGAATGCCCCTATTGTAGAGTGATTGCTCTAAGTCTTGGCGGTCCCGGTCGTAATCCCTAGCAATGTTTTTAGAAAACATTTCGTAGGCTGTTTTAAACGCCTCGTTTCTAAAATCGTTTGAGCCACGATTGAACTGCTCGTAATTACCAAGACCCTGCTGCGCCAGGTTCATTCCGGTTTGAGATAGCCCGGTGCCAGTCTGGTAAAGCTGCTGCTGTTCCGGCGATAAATTCCAGTCAACGGTTGGCTGCCCGAACTCGTCATAAGTAACAGTCTGCGAACCAAAGGGCGTGTTATAGTTCGGGTTCATCGCTTGGAGGTTCTGTTGTTGCTGCCAGTTCTGAACAGCTGCCTCGTTCGTTAGCGCCCTTCTAGCCTGCCTTCCAGCCTTTACGCCTGGAATAGTAGCCGCCTGCCTGGCTGCCCGGTTGGCTTGCCTTGTGGCCTGCCTGGCGGCCCTATTTGGTTGCGCTGCTGGCTTTGGCTGCTGCGCTGGCCTCTGTTGTGCCGGTCTGGCCTGTTGAGCGGGCCTAGCAGCCGCCCTTGGTTGCGCCGCTGGCTGCTGTCTATTCTGTTGCCGATTCTGACGGGCGTTCGCCTTTGCCATATTAGTACCCCCTTCTAGCACCCATTCCCATGCCCATACCTGGCCCAAAATCAGCCTGTGGGCCAACAGGGCGCATCTTTCTTGGGTCTTGATAGCCTGGCCGTTGCGGGCCAAAATCTGTCATTCTAGCCAAAGCCTCATTAGCGCCAGCTTGAGCGCCTGGCCGCATCGGTCCAAAGTCTGATAGGGTGCGCTGAACTCTGTTTGCGCCTCCGGGGCTTGATTGGCCCTTTAACGACTCAAACGCCTGCCCTAAAGCTACGTCTGGCCCTCGGCCTGGCATTGGCATGGGGCGAACGTTGTCCCAAGCACCTACCTGCTGACCACTCTGTGTCCCAAAATCCGGCAGTCTTCCCCCTGGCAATTGCTGCCCCATTCCCGGCCTGGGTGGTGGGGCCAGATCCCAAGCGCCCGGTGGAGTCCCTCGCCTTTGCTGGCGTTGTAGGAACTGCATCCTTTGCTGTTGGCGGGGGCTCAGGTTTCCTTGGTTAGCTTGAAGGCTTTGCAATTGTGCTTGTTTTCTTTGTGGCATCATTGTTGGTTACTCCCTAAAATTTCATTTTTAATCTGTTGGGCTAAATTATGGTCTTGGATAATCACATCACCCTTGTTTGATGAGTAATTACCGGCTTCTATATTTCGCCTAACAAACTCTTTTTGCTGCTCATCGGACAAGTTAAAATACTCATCACCTAGCGCCGCCATGTTTCCGTAAACGCCTTGGAAATGAGTCGGATCGCCCCTGGCTAAATCAAGCGCTTTTTCGAACGTCCATTCCTGGCCTGCGTATTTGCCAGTATCCCAAACCGAATCATCGCCCTCGGGGTGATTAGCGGCAAACAAGCCCTGTGCGCCCTCTGATAAACCGCCCCAACGCCTTTGTTGGGCTTCCTTGGTAGACTCATGGGCTGTTAGACCGGCTAAACCGCCACCAAATAGACCACCACCTAGCGCCATTAAGCCAAGCGTGCCCCAGCCGACAGGCCCAAGACCAACCAAAGGAGCCGCCATTCCCAAGCCAGCGCCCAGCCCAGCACCGGATAACAACCCAGCTTTTGCGGCCTTTGAGCGGTTATTCATCTGAGTGGCATTATAGAGCCCATACGCACCCAAACCCGCCCCAGCTGCGCCAAGGTAGGGCGCTATACCCATCCCAGGGGCTACGATCGTTCCGTCACTCATAAGAGTGCCACCATTAGCCGCTGTTCCAACGGCAAACGGTTCAGCCGCTCCAGTTCCTAGCGCCCCTGCGCCCTCGAGTGCTGGTGTTCCTGGCGCGCTACCACCAAGGCCCAGAAGCCCCTTAGCGCCGCCGTATATATCAGAGGCAAGAGTTGGTAAGCCCTGCTCTGCTAAAACCTTGCCACCGGTCGTTGCTGCGGCCACAGCCGTTAGTGGCAAAAGTAAATCCGTCATGCTGGTAGACTTTGGCCGTTCAGCCGCGCCAACGTTATAAGCCAATTCTTGTTGCGCTTTTGGATCGGCATAATAAGTATCTGTCCAGGGGTGATAGAGCCAACCCGGCTTTTCGCCCTGATATCCTTGCCCAACAAATGGATACTTAGACCCTGGGGGTGCTGGCAATTGAACTATTTCTCTAGCCATAACTTAAAAACTCCAACTTCCCGATGCTACCCTATACCTTGGCCCAGCCCATTTACGCACAAACGATCCTTTCCTGGCCCCTAACACCCTATTAGTTGCCGCCTCAATTCTTTCTACGAACGCATCTTCTGCTGGGTTAGTGTCGCCGCCTTTTTGCTTCAAATACTCAGCCTCAAGCCCAAGGCTTGCCAAATCGTAATCAAACAGGCAAAGCCACGTATCGGCATCAACCGTCTCATGCGGTGTGGTATCCGCTAGCGTAAAAGCAGGCGGTAAAAATAAGTTCCTTGTGATGTATTCAAAAGAAAGCGTCTGAATGCTAGATGGCGTTGGGCTTAACCAAATTTGCCCGGGCACTAAAGTATCAATCTCAGGGCCAAAGATTCGATAAGTATAATTAACCGTAGACGGTGCTCCGCTATGTAAAAGCCCCGTAAACTCATCATCTGAAACTGGCCCAATAAGGGGCTCATCTTCCGACTCGTTCCACTCCGTTTCAAGCAATGGGCTATAATAATCATCCGGCAAGCTGTACTGAGCCGTTGAGGCAACGGTTGCAAAAGTATGAACGCGCTTCTGTTGCGGGAAACACCTTGCCGCTCTAAGCCTCTGACACGCTGCATAGAGACAATGTTTAAGCTGTAAAACTCCCGTATCTGTTGAGCCGTACAATGCCGCCGGGGCGGGTAAATTTGCCCTATAGCAAAAGTCCTGAACGATGCTTAGAGCGGTCTTCATCATTTGACAAGCGCCTCCACGGAGTAAACTTGAATGCCACCTGGATCGTTATGGGACGCTGCAGGATTACCTTCGAGGCGGTACTGTATATGTCTTCCGTAAACCCCGCATGAATAGTGCGGTATGCTAAAGCCTGCTTTTAAAGCTACATTCGCCGTTTCGGAGCTTTGGCGGCCCAAATCAGCTATGGCCCTACAGTTAAAATTTGCACCCGTTTCTTGCGAGTAAAGCGTTGGTTCAAACCCAACAACATGGCGCTGCTGCTTTAAGTCCAGCGGCGCTGATTCCATAGACAATGCAAAGGTTGTATAGGTTCCAGCTGATAGATAATCTTCATCTTGATACGCAGCTGCACCGGTTGCTGCGGTGTTCATTTTCATGACCTTCGATGTTACGGAAGAAGAACCATCGCCGGTCCAAAAGTAAAGGCCGTTATTAAAATATGTCAGGCCGCCAATGGCTGTACCCTGAACGCCATCTAGTGTGTAGATACCCCAAGCCTGGGTTAGGCAATTGTAAACAAGAATGGTTGCGCCATCGGTCGCGAACGTCCTAGCGCCTTGGTAATAGGTAAGGGTGCCAGGGATTAGGATGTAAATCTTATTCTCTTCTGGCCAGAAAGCGGCGCGAACTTGCATCTGCGCCCCAATAGAAAGCCTGCTTACAATATCAATCCAATATGGATCGATATTTGAACTCACTGTAAGCTCTTCTGCCGCAATTGAGCCTTTGGCCATTAAGTCCCTAAGACTTACGATGCCCGTTTTGGTCAGTATCCAGATATCGTTACGGTAGGTAAGAATCGAATTGTAGGGGAACACCGGGCTTATCTTATAGCGCCCCACCAGAGCCCAATTTGACGCCGCTGGATAATCGCCACCATAGACCAACACCTCGCCGTCTGCGGTTCCGAAAGCTAAGTAAATCTCTGAAGCCCTATCACCTGGGGAAGAAAGCACGCCAGCCCACCAAATACCCTGAGACGATTCTAGGATGTCCGAAAATGCCACTGATGTCGTGCTGCCCGTCACGGCCCCAACCGTGTCAGTGTAATAACAGGTTTGGCCGACGAAAATATAAAGCCGTCCTTTATAGCTAACGTTTGTTCTGCCGCTTACTGGATTGCCTGCGTTAGTAAATCCTAGTTGTGTCCAGGTTGAGCCGTTATAGTAGTAAATTTCCGACTCGTATTCGGTCATGAGCGCAAGTTGGCCATTGTAGTATGCCGGATAGCATTCATCTGATGTGCCTGTCGCCATTGGCCCAACAACCCTTGACGGCGTGCCCGTTACATCCCAAATTTCAGTCTTATTGGCTGCGCCTTCTTGTACCAGCGCAAAGAGTTTAGGTGTTGCGCCATGCCATGCACCAAGGCCAATGATATAACCCGGTGCGGCCACCGGCACCTGATGAATCTTAAACGGCTTTCTTGTGGCCAGGTATCTCGCTTCCGGCGTCCAGTTAACCAGCCAGGGCGAATAAAGACTGTCAAGGGCTACAAGCGGATCTTTCAGGTTCAACCCACCAGTGGGAGCTGCCATCGGTATGCCTTGAACAGTCTGCGGTAAACTCATTTAACCCACTTCGTTTTTGAGACTTTATAAAACACCAGGATCGCCCCAGATCCAACGGTTGCTTTAGCATTAGCAGCTAGACCATTTATCGACTCACCTAAAAATGGATAGACGTTTAGAATCTCATTAGTGGTGTTTCGTATCACGCAATAACTACTCTTGAAGCTCACTATTTTGGGTAACACTACGGTCGTGTTTCGTTCATCGGCGGTGGTGATATTGTTGTGCGTTGCTGTTAGGGCTAGCCCCTGAGCTTGGCTGTCATCGCCAGTAGCCGCAAGGCCATCAGCTACGGTTTCACCTGCTAAGCTGGCTTGCCGCCCATCAAATGCCCCTACTAGGTCAGATACCAGAGCCACATTAACAACACCTTAGAAAATATCCTGGCTTGAGGTTTTCCAAGCGTCTTCAATCAATAAGCAATCCACTCGAAGACTGACCGGCCCCGTCGATGCTGCGCTCTTTGCATTAAAAATAAGCTGGCTCTTTTCTGGAAATACCAATAGGTTCGGCAACGTAATATGGTTAGTGCCGCCTTGGTTAAGCGCCGCCAGCAAAGGGGTTGCGCGGGGAAGAGTTTTATTTATGTGTTGGTGCAGTTCTAAAGCGATACTCTGCCCGGCGGTTGCGCCATAACTCGAAAAGGTTAGATCCTTGCAAACCAGAGTGTAACCTTCCGGTACACCATACCAGCTATGTTGACTTGTCACGTAATAGCTGGAAATGTGAGCATGGTCAACTGCAGGATTGCCCGACGTATTTGTTCCAGTTCCGCAACGGATAACACCAATATTGGCAGTTC